TATTCATGTCAGATACTTTCATATCGGATATGCTAGCAAATCTTTTACCTTCTTCTACTATATTACCTAATAGTTGAAATAAAGTTCCTGAAGGCTCTTTATAAGGTAAGAATGTAATATTGTCTCTAATAGCACCACCTGGCACATCTACATCTCTAAACTCACCAGGCATAATCGGACTATCATCACCTTTAATACGCAGTCCTCTAGCTTTTAAACCACCTGGTAAATTACTTAAAGTACCTGCATCTACAAGCTGTCTGAGTATTGATGTAGCTGATTTAGCTAATCCACCTATCATGTGAATTAATCCAAAACCATAAAAACCTAATCCTGGTAGGTATTGATAATGAACAAAATGCATCCTTCTTAATCTAGCAGAATCATCTTCGTAATAATTTCTTCTAATACTAAGAATAATGCCAGAAGGATGATCTATCGTTACCACATAAGGTAAAGCAATACCTGTATTTTGACCATTAGCATCTTTATCTTCAAACCCTTTAAGGTCTAAATCTACTTGCATTTCTAGTATTGTATGACGTGTATCATAGTCATAACTCTCTGATTCACCTGTCATCTCATTATATTTCTTAGTAATATCAGATGATGATGGTGTAGCATCAGGTAGCTCTATATCTCTATAAAAACCATTGACTTGCATCTTTCTTATATCATTAGATGACTTCTTCATCACATGAGTAGCTCTTTCACAAGTCTCTAAATCACTTGCTCCATAATTAACTACGACATCTTCAGCAGGTACAAATATACCACTTGGTCTATTTAGTGTTGGATCAAAGTAAACTTTCCTAAATGCTGAACCTGCAAGTGGTAAAGAAAATAACATCTTTTCTGTTTCACTTCTATATTCAGTCATTTCATAAGTTAAAAGATAATTAAGATAATCTTGAACTCTTTGACTTTGTTTTTCTTTAGCAGAATCTATTGTGCCTACTATTTTAGTTCTTACAGGACCTGCAGCAGGGAATATCTCTGATATAGCTTGGGATTGAAACTTTATTACAGCTTCACTTAACATCGGATGAAATACACCACAGGCTCCTGCCCAAGGCGTAGTTCTTTCTTCTATCTTTAATCCTAGTTGATCTAAACCTTTAACATAGGTTTCTTCCCAATCTGATCTTGAATCTTTGTCTGATTGATAAGCACCTACTAATTCATTACCCATAGAAGTAAGTTCATCTTCTTCAATAAAATCTACTAAGTTAGAATCAAAGCTAGCATCTGTCATTGCAGATGCATTTGGATCAAAATCAACAATCATGCCACCATCTTCGGTTTCTGTTGTTTCAACCTCTACTTCTACTTCTGGTTCCATTTCTACTAATCCATCTACTGGTGTAGCAGGAACAAATTGTTTTTCTATAGCCATAGTCTCCCTAGTAATAGTCTGCTGTTCTGTTATGTTCTAGTGGCTCATCTTCTTCATCTGAATCAAGAGGAACAAAACCACCTTGTCTAAATCTTAATAATGCTTGCGTACTGCTATCAACTAGATCATCATGTTCCATATTAGGGAATCCAGCAAACTGTTCTATAGTTTCTTCTGCCCATCTAGTTTCAGGTGCCCATATAACACCAGAAGCAAATAAGTCTGATACAGCATTTACTCTTGATATTTTATCATTACCACGACTTGGTGTGTATTCTTGTACAGGAATACCTGTTGCTCTTAACTCAAAGATAAGAGGCATACCTGCAGCCTTAGCTTCTACAATAAACGCATCTGGTTTATAGGCGTTATACTTCTCTAAAGCCATTTTCTTTAAATCTGGGAACTCTAAACGCTCCTGATAGGCATCTAGTAGTATTAATTGTGGAGCTACAAAACCTTCATCATTCTCTTTATAAAAAACACCCCATGTAGTACACGCTGAAAAATCAGCTCTTTGTGTCTTTAAGAACGCTGTATCCCACGATTGAATAATAAACTCACAATCTGGTGGATTTCTACCTTCCCATGTTCGCCACCATTCTCGTTTAACAAGAGCACCTTCTTCAGATGTAGGGTCTTGTTGATATTGAGCCATCCACTTAGAACTAGGTAATTCAGCTTTCAAAGCTTCTAATTCTTCTAACTTCCAGAAAGCACTCCACAATGCTTTACCAGAAGGCAATATCGCAGGTAATTCAATAACTTCCCATTGATCGGCTCCGCCACGCTTTATACTAGCATCTATAACTTGTCCAGTTAGGTCTTTATTATGCCATCTTGTCATCACTACAACGATTGCACCATTAGGCTGTAAACGCTGTCGAGGACCAGATGTGTACCATTCATAGGTACGATTAAAGACATTGATATCTGCAGAGGCTCCTTCTTGTTCAGAGTGCGGGTCATCAATGATAAGTAGATCAGCACCTTTACCAGTGACTGCTCCACCTACACCAATCGCAAAATATTCACCACCTTTGTTCGTATTCCAACGACCCGCAGCTTTAGAATCCGACTGCAAACTAACATTGGGGAATATACGCTTATAATCTTTGCTGCCTACAAGGTTTCTAACCTTACGACCAAAGCCTACAGCTAGTTCTGCAGTATGGGCAGTTTGTATTATCTTCTTTTCTGGCTTACTTCCTAGGAACCAAGCAGGTAAAAGATAAGATGCGAACTCGGATTTGGTATGTCTGGGTGGCATATTGATAATTAAACGCTTTAAATCGCCATTAGCAACACGCTCAAATGCATCAGCCATAATTTTATGATGTGGACCCTCTATAAAGGCACTCCACATCTCCTTAACAAAGGACATATAGTCATCTGCACACCTCTCTCTGGCTTTAGCTTCCTCTAATTCATCTAATAAGCCTAATAACTCTCTCTTTTCGTCTAAAGATAGATTCTGAACTTGGCTTAATATGTGGTTACTCATACATCTCCATACTATATAGTAAGTAGACACTTCCTAAAGTTAAAAACTTAGTAAGTTACTACCACTAAGAGGCACTTACTAAGTAAATACTTAACAAGTAGGTACCTACTGGATGTAAATCACGCTAGATTTTAACATAATTGCACATCTTCACATGAAAAACAACATTTTTTTGCAAAATATTATGGGGGGTCTAGGGTCCCTTAGCCATTTCCTGCAAAAATCCTAATATTATCTTACAAAATCTGCTATCAAAATGCAATACATAGGGGGGGTCTATGAAAATACCTAATATAATGTGCATATTACTATGTATATAAGATAGTCAGGTAGCCGACTGCGTAAAAGGGGGGTAGGGGGTCACTTTTTTTACATTATGCGAAACACAACATATGGTGGTTTGGGATTCAGGATCGAAAAATTAGAACACTATATATTGTGTCTGCGTAGGTGCTGGTCATAAGTGTGCATATGACTAACACAGATGCGTTCTGATGATCTATTTATAGTTAGTTGATGATTGTCTATTGTTTATCGAGTAGTGCCTGTATGCGTTCCTCTATGTCTGCTTCGACTTCCTCACTTGATCTTGCTTCTTTGGTCTCAACAACATCGCTGAATAGACTGACTGACTTGCCTAACAATTCCAATGCACGAATCCTAGCTGAATCTGAGTCTGACTCTTTGCTCTCTTTATACAGTTGGTCTATGACATAGTTCCTTGTCCTGAGACTACTAGCAAC